ACTGCACTATCAACCTCAGGATGTAGTGCCATGTCACGATAACGACGGATCATCTCAAACTCATTACGAGCTTGATTATCCGTGTCCACATATGTTCCATAGTAACCACCTGCTGCTACGGCAATTGCCTCATCAGCATTAGGAGGGACAGGGGACTGACCCTTCTGACCCTCCTTGCGATTAATTTGGAAGCCAAATAACTGACTCATGATTACCTATTCAAATAAGTATGCTTCCAACTATTTATCAAACTACGCCGATGCTACTTACGCCTTCGCGTGAACCACCTTGTGCAGTGAAGTAAGAATACTGCCACTCAACTGTGAATTCCTCGATCTGATCGTTGCTATCATAAGCAAGATCGATAGGAGAAACGTTAGTTGGGAAGCAATGTACTAGTGTGTACTGTCTCAAGACAGCTCCACCTTGAGAATTATCTTTTTCAAGTTGCTTAACAATTAGTTCACCCATGTAACCATCACTCTTGTTAGGTTTGAACAGAGGAGCGGCGTTCGCATCGTGAGTATTGATGGAATTTGCCCACTGCTCAAAGAAGGAGCGTAGCTTGAGATCCTTATCGTTGAAGAATGTTGCAGTCCAAGTATCGAAGGTTCTGTCACCTGCGATCTTAACTGTTCTTCCTCTGAAAGGAACCTCGATCACTCCCAAGTTAGAACCTGGAAGTGCTGCGGACTTGCACATTACGTTGATCAAGTCCTGTGCATCAGTTTTATCTAGAACGTCAGGGAACTTAACGTCAACCATAAACATGTTAGGTTTGACGCCTTGCCCGATATTCGATAGAAATGCACTTACGTTATTGACTGTTGCCATTGTTTTTTACCTCGTGTTTTTTCTCGTTATACTTTTAGATTATCTACCGACGACTTCAGCGAACGAGACGCCAGATCTAGTAGCAGTAACAGTAACTGTTACGTAATTAATCGAGCGTGTAGGCTTGAGGTAGAGTTCAGCAACAAACTCATTTCTGTCAACGACTTCGGGAGTATTGTTGGTATCATCACAAACAACTAGGAAATCAGTTACACCTCTACGTGCCTGAACCTCAGCAAGGTAAGAACCGATAGAGGAAGCAAACCCTGAACGAGTTGTCTCATCATTCTGTTCAAATAGAACTGATTCAGCAAGTCCTCTAGCTCTTTTCTCAACATTGAGGAAGAGACGACGAACGTTAATTCTGTCGAATGCAGAAGGAGATGCAAGTGCAGTCTTATCACCAAAGAGGATAGGACCTGCGCCAGGAAATGCAACGATTGGGTTTACTGCACTGGTGTAAAGATCGTCTCTCTGTGCCTTGTTAGGATTGAAAGCGAGTTTTACAACATTCTGTAAACCACCACGACTAGTTCCTGCAGGAGAGAACCAATCATCTAGAATTGCGGAAGTAGAAACACAAAGACCAGCAACGTCACCGTTACAACCAATGTAACGATACTTGTCGTTGAATCTATCGTATGTGTACTTAAGTCCACTGTCTTTTACAACATAAGAACTAGAAGAAATGTTATCCATGAAGGATAGCGTGTTAGCTAGTTGAGATGAAGGAGATAGTGCAGAACCACCAGAGGTAGCTACTTGAGCACCAGACCAAGGAGAAACGAATGCGATGCAATCTTTTCTGCTATTTGCAACAGCAGCAACTGCTTGTGCTTTAGCAATAGTATCGTTTTCGTTAGCAGCGTCACCACCCATTAGAACGAAGTCTACAGTGGTTTCTTCGGTGTCTAGGAATAGATCGTATCCTGCTTGTACTTCACCAGCAGTGTATGCATAGTCATCAACACCACCAGATAGAGCACCACCAGCAGTAGACTTGATGTATGCAAGAACTAATGGAGCAGCAGCAGTAGCACCATAAGATGCAGCAGCAGAACCAGGATCTTCACCAAGTGTACTAAACTCAGCAGAGCTTAATCCTTGACCAGCGTAAACGTATTCAGAAAATTCATTAATATAATCTTTCCAATATGCACTAGCACCCTCAGGTGTCTTAGCATCAGAAAGTTTTGAAAGATATGTAGATCTTTCGATAATAGTGTTTGATGTTTCGTCAATGACAGCAACGTGTACTTCATCACCAGATAGATGACGCTCAGAAGCGAAAGCACTAGTGCCAGGACGAGGAGCAATTGCTTTATATGTTAAACCAGTTGATCCAATTGGAAGTGCGTTCCAGTCAGAGTTGGTGAAAGCAGACTTAGTAAAGCTGTTACCAGTTACTGCAGGAGCAGCACCTTCTTTAATACCAACTGTGTTAGCATCAATAACAACTGTAACTTCGTGATCGTTAGCACCGTCATTAACTGTGCCACCAACTGCAAGACCATGACCAGCTTTGGTCATCTTTGCATCTGCAACTTTATCTACAATAACAACTCTTAAGTCGTTACCATCTGCACCAGCGTCTCTAGCAGCGAACTTTTCAGTAGTTACACCTGCATCGAAGTCTTCTTGACTACCGATAAGGACTCCAGTACCAGAAAGAGTTGAGTTTAATACGCCAGTAGCTGCACGAACAACTGCTAGTGTTCCACCATAACGAAGGAATTCGGATGCAACTAACCAATCACCAGCGTTAGCCTCGGATGGTGCTCCAAAAATATCAATTAGTTCTCTTTCAGAACCTACCTGTACAATTTTGCCTACGGGTCCTTTGCGAAATGAAGAGGAAATAGCACCACGAAGGGCACTAGAACCAACTACAACCGCATTGGATAAATCACGTTCTCTAATAACAACACCAGGCGAGACTTGACTTGCCATGTTTTTTTACCTCTTAGATATCAAATTTATCTAAAAGTATTTAGAAATTCCTATTGCTCAAGAGGGGAAACAATGCATGAACAACCTACCAGTCTGGATATTGCCAATCAGACAGTGGTTGTTTCCTCTTTCTATTATTTAAAATTCTGTTGATCGTACAGTCCTTACATTCGTATGAATATGCTGATGGTAATCCTCTTTTAGATCTTCTAGTCATATAGAAATCTTCAATTAGATTTTTGTTTTTATGACATGATCTACAAGTTCTTTCTTTAAAAAGAAGGTGTTCTAAACTGAACTGCTCCCCAATATCCATCAGTAGTTCCACATATATCCAACTTCTTCTTGCTTGTCTCCGTATGCCCACAGATCGCCGTCTGCATCAACGAAGGTATCATCACCCATACCATCATCGATAAAACCAAAAGGAGCCATATCTTGTTCAATTTGATTTCTTTGTTCATCATAGATCCTCCTCCTGATATCTTGGTCAGTCATCTCTTTAAAGTATTCTTGCATGACTAACCATGCAAACAATACCATACACATTACAAGGTCATCGTGGTATCCCTCGTCTGCTTCCCACGCCTGTTTCTTCTGTACAAATGTAGTTAGCTCTTGGAAAATATTAAAGTCATTAAACAATAACTTGTCTTCTTCAATAATTGCTTTGAGATTAGAGCAACCGATCTTCTTAACGGTTACACTCATCTTGACACCTAGTTGGGTTTTTGATCCTGAGAATCCTTGCCCCACGACTTGACCAGCTCTACCACGCATCGCACACATAAGTACGTTAGGATATTCAAGATCGTAATTAAGAGTAGCAGCAATAGAATCGCCAATGTCGTTTACCTCTACTAGAATGTATGGGTTGTTATATTCTTTTGCTACTTGGAAGATGACTGAGGGAAACAGTACAGGTTTAATCTCATTATTTCTGTACTTCGCAACGATCTGATACGGGACACTGGTGATATCAAACACGAGGAAAGCAGAGTAGTCGCCACCGATACCTCTGGCAACATCGACAGTAATAATATATTCGTGATCTTTTTCTGCTCTCTTATAAATGTCAAGTCCTGCATTGCTAGCTATGGGGTCATGGAATGGTATAGTTTGTAGTTTTGCTGGACTAATCAATGTATCAGCAGAACCAAGGAAGTCACATTCAAATTCTTGTGCGAACTGTCGTGGTGACGTGTTCTTAATAGTCTCTTCTTTCCACTTAGCATCTCTGCCAGGTACTTGAGACCAATGAACTTCGTTTGTTACATATTCATTCTTATTCCTTCTAGCATCCTCCCACATCTTATAGAAGTGGTTCATACCATTAGGCGTAGAAATAATTATAACTTTAGTTGATTTACCAGAAGTAATAGTAGGATATACCGATGCAAAGAATTGTTCTGCAACGTGGTTGGGGACGAATGCAAATTCATCAAGGAATAGAATGTTGAAGGACATACCTCTAACTGCACTAGCAGATGTAGAAGCAGCGAGAATCTTAGATCCGTTTTCAAGTTCAACATTTCCCTTATTCCATACTAAGATGCCGTGTTGCATCCATTTAGGTAAATTTTCGTAAGCTAGTTGAAGACGACCGAGTAACTCCCTTGCGGTAGATGCTTTGTTAGCAAGTATACCAATGTTAACACTATCGTAGAAGATAGCGTAATAAAGAAGATAAGCGACCACAGTGGTGCTCTTACCAGTTTGTCTAGGAAGTTTCGCAATGTTGAATCTGTTTTCATGAAAGT